GCTCCCGCATCGCTTCGACGAATTCGACCGACACCTCTTTTACTGTCCTCCGACCAGCCCCGATCGGGTTCTTGGCGACGTATTGTTCCACGGCTTCGAGTAGGCGACTTTTCCCGCCCGCTTTGCGTAAACACTCCCGAAGGAATAGATTATCCTCCGGATGAATTGTAGTTCTCTCGCCGAGGGCGCTGGCCAAGTCAGTGACGATCCTTTGAGCCTCCTCTATCGCTTTGTCGCGTTTGGCAAAGACGCGCCTCATCGTCTTCCGCCCTACCTTCCACCGGATGAGGAACTGGCGGTAGGCTCCGTTGCGGACCTTGGCGATGTGCGCCTTGGCTCCATTGAGCCGGACGACCGCGCCTTCGTTTTTGGTGTCGGTGATTTCAATTTTCATGGCTGTTAATTGTGACCAGATTTTGTGTCAAAATGTTCAAAAATATTCATAAGCGCATAATAATATCGAAAATGATAACAGACGTAAATTCGTCGCTAACAGAGTAAATCGAGTGACTTACAGAAGTTAAATAATCCCCTAAACCCGTAAATTCGAACCCGTGCTACGGTTGTCATAAAGTGTTGGTAATGAGGTGACTGCGAAGTATCAAAAACGATTGTGTCCGCTTGTATAACTCTGTAGCAGAAAAATTTCCAAAATGACCCCGATTTTTGCCTCCGATGCCACGACTCCTCCGGTCGGATACCGACTTAAATACGGGGTCTATTTTGTGCCGGGGACGGCTGATTGGGCGATCGAGCTTTACTGCTTTGTGAACCGTGACCGGCGGTCGCCGGAGATGTTGCCCATCGAAGATCACTTCAAAAACGCGGCTCAGATTTTCTTCAATAAGAAAACTGAGAACTTTATTTGGCACCCTTGGGCCGATGACATGTTGTATGAGTGCTGTCACAATAAGTTCGTCGGTTTCGCAGGCTGCGGTTCGTCCGGCAAGTCGGAATTCATGGCCATCTGGGCTCTCCTGAATTGGATGGCTGCGCCGTTCCACACGCTTTCGTTGGTCACCTCCACGAGCATCCGTGACGCGAAGAAGCGGGTCTGGGGTGCTATCCAGCGTTACTGGCCGTGCATCAAGCCCGTGGCCCCAGGGAAGCTGGCCGACACTCCGACTCCGGCGATCTACACGATCCGGAACGGCGAGCGGATGGAGCAGGCGGGGGTGTATCTCATTCCGGCCGAGGCCAAGAAGACCTCGGAAGTGACCGGCAAAATGAGAGGCATGAAGGCTCCTCGGGTCATCGTCGCGGCCGACGAGTTGAGTGAGTTGGGTCATGCCTTCCTCGACACGGCGATGTCGAACCTTTCGAACAACCCATTTCTCCATATTTGCGCGGCGGCGAACCCTGTATCTTACTACGATCCCTTTGGGCGCTTCGTCGAGCCGACGAATGGGTGGGGGAGCATTACGGTCAATGACGAGAAGTGGGAAACCAAGTTGGGTGGGGTCTGTCTGCACCTCGATGCGCTCAAGAATCCGAACTACTTGGCCGGCGAAAACAAATGGCCGATCCAGAAATGGGAGAAGATCGACGAGGCCCGTGAACGACTCGGCGAGGACAACCCGATCTTTTGGAGAGACTACAGAGGTTTTTGGCCACCGCAGGCGGTCAGCAAAGCCATTTATTCCGAGGCCGAGATCATCCGCTTTCAAGCCGATCAGAAGCCGATCTGGAGGGGCCACGCCGAACGTATTGTCGGCATCGACCCCTCGTTCGTGAGCGGCGGGGATAGGTGTGTCATTTATCTGGGCTCGTTTGGCCAGAACAAAGACGGAGTGGACCAAGTTTCCTTCGACGAGTTCTACTACCTCGACGAGGAAGCGAGCAATCCCGAACCGCGCACCTTCCAGATCGCGAAGAAGATCAAAGACATCGTGGTCAAAGCTGGGGTGCCTTGGCGAAACATCGGGGTCGACGTGACGGGCGGCGGTGTGCCCTTCTGCGATGCGATGGCTACGGTCTGCGGGTCGAATGAGTTCCTCCGGGTTCACTTTGGCGGGGCTCCCTCGGGGCGATCGCTCTCGGCTTACGATGCGACCGCGGCCCAGGATAAGTATGTGAACCGCGTGACCGAGCTTTGGTTCGGGGCGAAGGAGTTTTTGCAGAATGGTCAGTTGCGGGGGATTGGGCCGGACTTGGCCCGCGAGATGACCAGCCGGAACTACGACACGCGGAAGTCCGGATCGATGAAGGTCGTCGTTGAGAGCAAGACCGATATGAAGGCCAGGATCGGCCGATCGCCCGACGTGGCGGATGCCGCCTTCGTCATGCTCGATGTCGTCCGCGAGCGGTTCGGGCTACGTCCTCCGCAGGAAGGTGGCAGCGGCAAGCGTGGCGGGATGACGAGTTGGAAGAAAACCATGACCTCGAAGTTCAACCCAAGAAGGTCGGGCTATTTGTTGACTAGCGCATAATGCGTTATCTTAACCCCCTAACTGCACACCTATGAAAGATCAAATCATCTTTAACCGCCTCACCCCCGGCCAAAATATCCCCCGTCCTCCTTTCGGCGATGTCGCCTTGGTCTATGATTCCGACCAAGTTTTCAAAGTAGTCGATGGAGATACTGGGGAGAAGACTCCTTTGATTACCAGTCTCAGCGGGTTCAACTACATCATCAAATCCGCCAACCAAGATGTCGTGAACGCAGGGGTCACCAACGACACCGAGTTCTTTTTCCCTGTTGTCGCGGGGGGCAGATACGCGATCGTGATGGATTTGTTTGTCTCCGGCAATAACATCACGGCGGACTACACCTCGGATTTCGCCGTTTCTGCCGGCACTATGCGCGGCAAGGGCACCCACCAAGGTCTGACAACTGCCAGTGCAATATCCAATGTGATTGTCACCGCGGCCGGAACAGCCAATACGACCGCGGTCGCGACGGGGATTGTCACGGCTGATCTGAATGACTTGGTTTACGCCTCCTATCGCTTTGCCTTCAGTGTGACAAATAATGCGACTTTCCGTTTCCGCTTCGGCAATGCTGCTGCCACGCTCGGGGCCACGTCCCGCACCTGGAAGGGCAGCGTTCTTCGCTACAAATCCCTGAACTAAACCGTCATGCCTTCTTATTTTCCAGAAGGTGACACCCCATTGTCGAGCGACAGCTTCGAGCGGCTTTTGCAGAAAGCTCTGTCGCTCGTCAGCAGCAAGCTGAACGGGTCCTATGCACCGCTTCCGACCGACTCCAACGAGACGCTGATGTTTAAGTTTGTCAGCGCCCTCAACGAGCTTAATGCCTAACTATTTTCCAGAGAACAACGCGGCTTTGGCCACCGACTCCTTGGAGCGTTCTATGGCCAAAGTTGTGGGTGGCTTGCCTCCTGCTTTGGATTTCATGTTCGGTTCGTTTTACCGGAACTTCGCCGATAAGAAAACGCTCAATCACGGGATCGGACCGGCCATTAATTTTACCAGGGCATCCAACGCCACCTTCTTCGACGCCAACGGCACCCTGCAAACCGCCGCCAACGACACGCCACGCTTCGACCACGACCCAGCGACCGGAGCCTCACGCGGGCTGCTCATCGAGGAGGCCAGAACCAACAGCATCCGCAACTCGCAGGCTGGTGGGGCGGTTGTTGGTGCGCCGGGGACGCTGCCGACGAATTGGGGAACCATTGGGATAACTGGCGGCGCTGACGTAAGCCAAGAGATTGTAGCGACTGGAACAGAAGCCGGCATGAGTTATGTCGATCTTAGGTTTTACGGAACTGCGTCGGCTTCCTTCTTTGTTGGCTTTGATACAGCCACCGGAATTGTTGCGGCGAATGGCCAGACTTGGACGGGGAGTGTTTATGTAAAACTTGTCGGCGGTTCCATGTCTAACATCGGAAACGTTCGTGTTCAAGTGAGAGCCAACAATGTGTCTGGCTCAGTTTTACAAACCGGCACAACAACTTTTACGCCATCGTCATCACTTGCCCGCAACGCTCACACTCTTGTCTTTAACAACGCAAGCATTGCGCGAACACGCACTGGTCTAGCGTTTTTTGATACTATTGGAGCCATCGACATCACCCTCCGCATCGCCGCCCCGCAGTTGGAACAAGGCGCTTTTGCCACAAGCTACATCCCAACGACCAACGCCGCCGCGACCCGCGCCGCGGACTCGGCGGTCGTCACGCCGATCTCGTCGTTTTATAATGCGGTAGAGTCTACAATACTGTCCGAATCAAGTGCATTCTCAGTCGCTGCCGACACAACCGTCTTGGCCATTAACAACACAACTCAGAATGAACAGATTGACCACCGTTACGCAGTCACCGGACTTAACACAAGAGTCCGTGTAGCAGGAGTTAATCAAGCAGCGTTCACTTCTGGTTCTGCGCCTGTTAGTGGAACCGTCTATAAGTTGGCTGGTGCCTATACGCAAAACGATTTCGCCTTTAGCGTAAACGGATCAGCCGCCAGCACTGACTCGCTTGGCGACATGCCCACCGGACTGTTCCAAATGGAGATAGGTCGCCGCGCAGGCTCGGCAATCATAACTGGCCACATCCGCAAGATCGCCTACTGGCCCCGCCGCTTGTCCAACGCGCTGCTGCAACAGCTAACGACGTAACATGACCGACTACCTCTACAAATTCCAAGACGAGCAGACGGCCCAAGCCGCGCTGCCCGATTACTACGACAGCGAGACCGGCTGGAAGACCGGCGGCGAGGGCTTTGCGCTCGATCCGGTCGGCATCCTCACCGACACCGACATGACCGACCCCGAGAATCCCGTCAGCACGGTCTTGGACGGCTGGCACGTCAACCTCCGCGTCCTCGACGACCGGCCCGATCCGGCTCCGACCTACAGCGTGACGCCGACGCAGCAACGCCGCGTTTGGTTGTGAACTGATCTAGCGGTATAATAACCGCACAATGTCGTATCGCGTCACAGTTGAGGAGTTGCGGAAGAATGCACCGCCACTGCGGATGATTTCGCTGACTGCGCCGGATTGGCTTCAGGCGGTTGATGCGGTGACTGAGGTGTTGTCCAAGGAAGACACGATGTTCCAAGAGGACGAGACCGAAACACGCGAAGAAACTAACGACGATTGGGTATAATGCCGCTGGGGACTTCATACGGGTATCCGGTCAAGACAGCCGACGAACTCGGGCTGACCGAGTGGTTTCGTAAGAACACAAACACCGCAGGCATGGCTTGGGGCGCAGGACTTAATGGAAGTGACCCCAAAGAGCCTCGGGTAATCGTGGCCAACCCGTTCAACCGTAACATGGCCGACCCGAACAAGATGCAGGGTCTTCTCAAGATTGAAGCGGCCCGGCACTTGATGGAAGAGACCGGATACACGCCTGAGTTCGAGCTTTCTGAAGAGCAGCAGGAGTGGCGCAAAAAAGAGTTTGGTAAAGACGCGGCGAGCAAGGCTTACGCGGAAGATGATATTGCGTTCAAGAGGTCGATCATCTCGCGGATCGGGGTCGATAAAGTGCCGGGCGTTACTCCGGAGCAGAAGGCCGAGGCGGCTCGGATTGCTGCGATGCTTGAGGAGAAGGAATCGCCCGACTTCATCAAGTCGGTAATGCGCGACATCCAGAAGACCCCGTGAATTATTTCCACTCCGGAGACCTGGGGGATGTCCTCTACGCGCTGCCCTCGATGAGGGAACTCGGGCGCGGGGATCTCTATCTGAACTCACGGCCTTGGACCGCCAAGATGACCGAGCAAAGGGCGGCGGTGTTGCGTCCACTCCTTGAAGCCCAGGACTATGTCGGCAAGGTGATTCACGGGGATGCGCCAGCCAACGAGCACTGCGTCAATTTCTCCACGTTCCGTAATGGCGGGCTGATCTACGGGGTCAGCCTGATGGAACTGCAAAGTGATTGGGTCAATGCCAACGCAGTGCCCGATCCTTGGCTGAAAGTTTCCCCCTCGGCGCGGGCGCGGGGGCGGGTCGTCTGTCACCGTAGCCCGCGCTACCACAACCCTTACTTCCGGTGGGATCTGATCGGTGAAGCCCTCGGCACGAAGATGCTCTTTGTCGGGTTGCCGCACGAGGTCGAGGAACTGCGTCGGGTGACCAAGGTCCATGCCGAGTATGCCATCACCAACGACTACCTCGAACTGGCCAAGCTGATTGCGGGCGCGGATCTCTTTATCGGCAACCAGTCGAGCCCGATGGGCTTGGCTATTGGACTTGGAGTGCCCTTCATCCAAGAGACATGCCTTTGGACGCCGGACTGTCTCTACCCGCGCAAGGACGGCACCTATTGTTATGACGGTGGGATATCCCACTTCGAGATCCCGCCCTTCAGTCCGCCGCCGGATGTCGACCGTAACGCGCTCCCTCCCGGCGGTTGGCAAGTGATTTCCCGCAGCACGGGCGAGCGTGTCACGCTCAAGAGCCACCGCCTCGCGACCCGTCACCTCTACAAGACCGACCGCTACTTCACCGAGACAGATGCCGCCGTCGAGGTCGATCGGCAGAATGCCCTCCGCATTCCGCATCTGGTCCGGCGCAACTCGACCTTTGAAATCTTCGGCAAGGTGGCACCTTTAGTCCACGCCGTTACTGCATGACTGACTGTGAAAAAGGCACCTCGGCCGAGGTGAGGTTTATTTTTGAAGCCGATGGGCGTGGCTGGAAAGTCTACGTGCCGCTCGGTCATGCCCATGCCGCCGACCTCGTCATTCTCCGTCCCCCGAAACGACCCATCAGTGTTCAGGTAAAAACCGCGACCTTTAACCCGCACCGCAATAACTACGGAGTGATGACGAGCCGCGGCAAGAAAACCAAGAAGGCTTATGCTCGTGGCGACTTCCAGATTCTCGCCGCTTGGCTCCCCGACTTGAAGCAGTTCGTCCTTTGGCGATTTGACGAGATTAAGAAGAGGAAGAAGATTTGTTATTCGCCGCGGCTCCACCGTCAGCCGGATAATTGGGAAATCCTCGACACCGTGCTAAAGTAATAACTCCGTAAACCATGCTCCTCGTCCTGCCCGTTTCCCAAGTCGACCTCAAGCTCGCCACCAAGCTGGCCGGGCACATGGTCCTTTTGGGGAACCTTTCCCGGCACAAGCTGCTGGTGGTCGGAGCCTACAATACGAAGGACGAAGCCGCCGCGCTCAAAGAGCAGTTGGCCCCGCTTTTCGCTTCGGCCGAGCTTTTTGTCCCAGATTCCGAGTGCGAACTCGGCTGGCCCCAGAGTGCCAACCACCTCTGGGCGCGGACCGTGCGCCACCTCCAGCACAGCGGGAACAAAGACACTTGGTATTGGTTCGAGGCCGACAACACCCCGATCCGCGAGGATTGGCTCGACGCGATCGAGACCGAATACAACCAAGCCCAAAAACCTTTCCTTGGAGCGATCCAAGTGACCCGGATGCTCGACCGCAAGACGGGCGAATTCGTCAAAGTCGACGGCGAGCATGTCATCGGCACCTGTGTTTATCCGGCTGATTTTCCGACCCGCTCGATCTTGTGGAGCTATGTCCGCACCGACGACGGCCCGAACGTCGAGCCCTTCGACGTTTACCTCCGCCACGAGATGCGCCCGAACACCGCGGTCTCGAAACTTATTCACAACAACTGGAGGACGAAGAACTACGAGATCGATGAAGACGGGCGCATCTACTGCGATCCGATCGACGACAAATCGGTCTACGGCCCTGTGCCGACCAACGCCGCCGTCGTCCACGGTTGTAAAGACGGCTCACTTATCGAAGCCCTGCAAAAATGACAAATTCCGAACTAGCACCCCTCGAACTTCTTGGCCTTGAAGAGAACGGCCGCGCCCCCAAGATGCGCGTGGACAATGTAAACAGCGCCCGCTCCATCTACAAAGCGATCAAGGACAGCGACCAAGGCTCCAGTAAAAACCGCGCCCTGGTTGACGCGATGTTCAATGGTGCCGCCCCCTTCAACCAGCAGGATCTCATCGAGATGGGTCAAGGCGAGCGCACCAATCTCGACTTCGGCGAAGCTGCCGCCCTGAAAGAACAAGCCCTCGCCGGATACTACGACCTCACATCGTCCGTCGATGTCTTGGCTCGTATCTCGATCGATTATGGTTCCCCCGAGCAGAAGGTCGAGTGGGAGCGCATCCTTGCCGAAGAATTCACCAGAACCCTCAAAGAGTGGCAGGAATTCGAGTTCAATCACCAGATGCTTGCCGATCAGTTCGTCTCGCACGGAGTCGGGGTTTGTTATTTCGAGGACGAGGTCGACTGGCGTTGGCGCGTGGCCGGACTCTCCGAGTTCCGGTTGCCACGTGGAACACGCGCTTCCGAATGGGAGATCGAGGTCGCCACGGTCGACCGCGAGTATCAGGCGCATCAACTTTACAAATTCATCGAAGACCCTGCCGTGGCCAAAGACCTGGGGTGGAACGTGAAGATGGTGAAACAGGCGTTGATCCGCGCTTGCCGCGACAGTTCGTTCCAAGAGGCCGGCGAGTGGGAGAAGCTGGAGGTCGAACTTAAAAATAACGACCTCCTCTACGGCAATAGCCGTGGCAAGAAAGTCCATGTCGTCCACATGTGGGTGCGCGAGTTTGATGGCAAGGTCAGCCACCTGATGTTCCTCAAGGATCCGATCGGTTCGGACGAGAACGCCAAGGAAGAGGACTTCCTCTTCAAGCGCCCGAACCGTTTCGCCGCCCCGACCAACTGCTTCGTTACTTTTTGCTATGGCGTCGGCAACGGCACCTACCACGGCATCCGCGGGCTTGGATACAAGGTGTATCCACACATACAGCTTCTCAATCGTCTGCGCTGCGGCATGGTCGATGGCGCGTTGCTCTCCTCGGCCCTGATCGTCCAGCCCGGTGATAATGGTTCCCGCGCCCTCGAAGACCTGACCCTTTCTTACTACGGCCCCTACGCGCTGTTTCCCCCAGGGCTGAAGATCGTCGAGAAGGCGATCCCGAACTACAACCAGAACCTCATGCCGGTCTTAAACGACCTGACCATGAACATGCAGAACCGGACGATCGGATACCAGTCGCGCTCGATCACTCCGGACGGCCAATCCCGCACTGCGTATGAGGTCCGCGCCCAGTTGCAGCAAGAAGCCGTGCTTGGGGCTGCGGCGATCAATCTTTTCTACCAGCCTTGGAAACGTCTCCTTCGGGAAGCCTACCGCCGTTTAGCGTCACGTGACTATGCCGCGAACGAACCCGGTGGCCGTGAAGCTGTCGACTTCAAGAAGCGTTGCTTGGCCCGTGGAGTGCCGGCCGAAGCGATCCATCGTTTCTCTACGGTCGAGCCTGTCCGCGCCATCGGTTATGGAAGCCCTGGGATGCGGTCGGCCGCGATCGATGAGACGATGTCCATCTTCGGTTCGCTTGACGAGATGGGTCGGGTCAATCTCTTGCGCGACCGCATTGCCGCCCGATTCGGTCAGGAAGTGGTCGACCGCTATTTGCCCTCGCCCGCGACCACGCTCCGCACCCCGATCGACGACAAGATCGCGCTTCTGGAGAATGCCACGATGTCGGCCGGCACGGCGCTGCCCGTCTCCTCCGGCGAGAACCATTTCATTCATGCCAGCCGCCACCTGACGGCGCTCGATGGTCTCGACCAAGCGATCTCCCAAGGTCAGGCCGACCCTGCCGCCGCGCTTGCCGCTTACCAGACGATGTTGCCGCACTTGGGCGAACACTTGCAGTTGCTCGCTCCTGATGTCGCCCGCCAAGACCAGATCGGGCTCATGCGCCAGCGGTTCCAGCAGTTGAACGCTTCCGGTCAGCGACTCGCCGACGAGTTGCAAGCCGCCGCCGAGCAGCAAGCCAAAGCCCAAGAGGCCGAGCAAGCCCGCGCCATCGAAGCCGAGCAAGCAAGGATTGCCGACATGGAGCGTCAGTTGGCTGATGCCCAGATGCTTTCACCCAAAGCCCAAGCCGACTTGGCCGAACGCCGAGCGAAGCTCCAGATGCAGATCGAGAAGCACCAAGTCGATATGCAGACCAAGCAGGCCAAGGTCATGCAGGATCTTGCGCTTAAAGATGCCCAGACCGCCGCGAAGATTGGTCCGGCGCAACCGATGTGACCTATGCCAAGAGACTACGCCCAGGAATACATTTACCACTCGTCCCCCGAGCAGAAGAAGCGTCGTGCCCAGCGCAACGCCGCCCGTCGCAAGATGGAGCGGGCGGGCCGCGTCTCTAAAGGCGACGGCAAGGACGTGCATCATAAAAACGGCATGAGCAACCACTCCAGTAACCTGGCCGTGTTGCCGAGGTCCGTGAACCGGAGTATTAAGTAATAACATGCCCGCTTATTATCCAGAAGGAAACACCCCGCTGCGCGAGGACTATACCGAGCGGTCGTTGCAGAAGATCAACGACATCATGC